GCGTGCCGGACTCGAAGATGCGCCGTCCGATCAGCTTGCGCGCCGTCGTGATACCGGCATCGCTCGCGTACTCGACATCGAACTGGTAGTCCTCGTCGCCGGTCGTCTGGTCCGCCGCGACCTCGACGCTGAACACCACGCCCATCGGCTCGCCGCTGCCGATCGAGCGATCGGTGGAGAGATCGATGACGTTGGTCGCGAGCGTGGTGGCCGAGAGCGCTTGGCTGTCGGAAAATTGCTGCTGCAAGTCGAGCATCATCTGCGGCTTGTGGAAGCCGCACGCGCGCGCCGCCGCAAGCGGCAGCATGAGTGCGGCCTGTACCGCGCGGTTGATGATGCTGCGACCCAGGAGTTGCTGCTTGTCGCTGAGAGTGCGTTTCATGTTTTCCCTTCTGGATGTTGGTTGAAGTGTCCCCGCTCGGCGTCTGGTATTACGACACCACCGCCTCGGCTTCCGTAAGCTGGTCCACCAGCCGGATTGGAATGCCCCGGAACGACGGCTGGCGCTTGCCATCGACCGTGTCCCAGGTGAGGCCAGCGCCGCTTATGATGTCGTCGCGCCGCTGAATGTCGAGCATCTGCATGCACGTCCGGTTCATGTAGAACACCGGGCGCACCGCGTTCAGCGTCGGCAGGCGGTAAGTCGCCTTGATCATCAGTTCGATCAGGTCAGCCGCCGAGGACTTCGCCACCAGGTTGCTGATGTCGATGTTCGGGATGCGGACCACATAGCGCCAGTCCTTCAGCGCGATCCCGGCCTTCCACTGCCAGCGCTCCTGATAGGCGCGCATCTTGCCGCCGCCGATGCCGGTCGAGGTCACGACCGTCTGCACGCCGTAGTCCTCGTGCATCAGACCGGCTTGCGAGCCTTTCGGGAAAATGCCGCAGATCGTGCGCTCGCTCCAGCCCACGAGCCACACGCTCGAATTGTCGGCACCAGCGCCAGAGCCGGTGATGACGTTGGAGCCGTTGGTCGCGCCGGAGATCGCGCTGTAGCGCGTCGAAAGGCCGGTGAACTCCTCGGGAGCGAGGCCGGAGTTGCCGTAGAAAAGCGTCTGCGCCATCTCCTGATTCATCGCCTCCAGAAACGCCATCGCTTCCGACAGTCGGAACGAGTTGACGTTGCCGTTCAGCTTGGCGAGATCGACATCGACCTCGGACCACGCTTCGAGCATTCCCGATTGCTCGTCGATCTGCGCCGTGGTGCTCTTGCTCGGGGTCACGCCCTGGTTCAGCAAGCGCCATGCGACGGTCGGCAGGCCGGTGCGAACGGTGGTGCGGTGGCCGGTAGGCAGGTTGCCCTCGACCCACAGCATGTCCGTCAGGATGTCGTTCGTTTGCGAGAGCAGTTCGACGACGGTCGGCACCTTGCCGTCCGGGTCGAGGCGCTTCGCCCAATCCGCGAGCGTGAGCGCGCTCGTGCCGATGGTCGCAAGACCGACGAGCGGCAGGAACGGCAATTGCTCGGCTACGCTCGATGGAGCGATGAACGCGAGCAGCGTGACCACCAGCGCCGTGAGCATGGCCGGGATCGCGTTGAAGATGTTTCGTTTCATGTTCGTTTTCCCTTCGATGTTGTTGATCAGGAGGAGCCGCTTCCGTAGAGCACGGACTCCGCGCTTTTCTTGCCGTCGCCTACGCCGCCGCCCTGCTGGTGAGCCGGATCGTCTTCCGACATCGCCCTGCCGATTGACGTGAGGAACCGCACGAACTCGGGATGATCGCCGTATCCGGTCTCGCGCAGCATCGTGCGAAGTGCTGGCGACATGAACTTCTCGACTGGCAGCATCGACAGCTTTTGCGTTTGCGCGAGCTTGTCTCCGCCCAATTCCGGGTCGGCCTTGACTGCTTCCTGCCACTTCACCCGCTCGGCCTTGAACGCCTCGATCGCCCTCGACTCGTATCCCGAGATGACCTTGCCGCGTTGCTCGATCATCGCCTGGGCCTGCTCTTTCGACAGTCCTCGCGCGCGTGCGTCCGCCACGATCTCGTCGATGTCCGCTTGGGAGAGCTTTGAGTCCTTCGGCAGTTCCAGCTTCAAGTCCTTCGCCGCCTCGATCGCGGCCTTGCGCTGCGATTCGCCCAGGGTGTCCATGTGTTTTTTGATGGCCCCGCTGACCGTGCCATGCAGCTTTACGACATCATCGTCCTTCATCCCCTTGAGCGCTTCCTCGCCGTGGCCGAAACTCGCGAGGAACGTGCGCGCTTCCTCCGGCTTGACTGCCGGTTCGCCGCCTCCGCCGCCTCCCTTGCCGTCCTCGGGCGCGTTGAAGACCGAGTAAATCGCTCTCTGGAGAATAGGGTTCATGTGGTGTCCTTTTTGGTTTGTTGGACGGCTTCGAGTTCGACGCGGTCGCGTTTGGCGAGCGCTCGCGCCTCTTTCATCATGACGAAGATCGCTTCCTCGTCGGCTGCGGCGATCTGCGCCATCAGCCAGTGTCCTACGTCCTGCCTGCCTGCCTGCGCGTGGATCAGCGCGGACGGATGCCAAATCGACTCGAACACCTTGCAGTGTTCCAGCATGCGCCAGAGAACGCGCCGACCGGCATCCGACCTCAGCACTTCGGCGAGGTCGCGCATCTCGCGCGCATGACGATCCCTGTCGCGGCGCTCGGCGTTCTTGACCTGGTCTCGATCGGCGGCGTTGCGAACGGCGGCTGGCTCGGTCACGGCGAGACGCCCTCCACGATGCGCTTGAGCGCATTGTCGTCAGCGAGCGATGCGTTCGAGAGATTCGCCGCAGCGCCGGTTACGTCCTTCAGCGCAGTCGCTTGGGTAGCGGCCTGCTGCTGCTCGGCGGCGGCAGCGGCGGACTCTGCCGCCTCGTCGTCCGGCACCACGAGGCGCGGGTTCACCCCGAGCATGTCGGCTGCGTCGTCGATCGCCTGGAACCAGTTGACTTTGTGCGCGACCGCAGGCTGGATCGCGACGAGCGCGCTCGCTGTTTGCAGGAACCGTTCGTGCGCGACGACCCCCACGAGCTTTTGCGCCGCCGACATGATGCTCGTGTATTCAACCTTGAGCGCCACACCCCTGAGTTCCGGGGGCGCTGGCGGGATCAGCCCGACTCGATCGGCCATCGCGAACGTGCGATCGACGAGGCGATCGAGGAGTTCGTCGTTCGTGCGCTCCAAGACCGGCCCGAGCGCGATCAGCTTTTCCTCGTGGCGCTCGGCGATCTCGGTCGCAGTCGGCGGCTGCACGCCGCGCGTCTGGTCCGAGTACGCGAGCATGAGGAACAGGTCTTCGTAGAACGCGCGCTGCACACGCATGCGGCAGTTCTGCTGCTTCAGTTCGTGCTGGTCGATCGCGAAATTCATGTCGTGAATCGGGTGGATGCCCTTCTGTCCTTCGCGCAGATCGATGTACGTGATGTCTCCGGGCAGGAGCGACGCCTTCTGGTTCCTGATGTGGACCGGCGCTTGCAGCGGCGGGTTCAGCATCTTCTCCACCGCCTGCGCGCCACGGCGCTCGCCGGTCTGAAGCTGCTTGATGTCGCCCAAGGCGACCATGCCTGGGGAGTCCGTGCCCCACCAGTCATCGGCTGTCACATCCCATCGCGACACGAGTACCGGGAACTCGTTGAACCCGGACTCGCGCAGAAACGTGTTGTCCTTGTCCTGTCCCTTTTCGATGTGGACCGAGTAGTACGGCATGGCCTTCGCAGCGGAGAGCTTTCCTTCGTCGCGCTCCATGTTCGGCGTCACCATCCAGCAGATCGGCACCTTCTGGTGGTAGCTCTGCCGCTCCCACAGGTTGCGCAGCGTGTTGCTCGCGTTCCGCCAGTCGATCATGCCGGTGCGCCTGTTCCAGAGGAACATCTCGACGATCTCCAGCACCGTCTTCTCGCATTCGTACACCCACTGGTTCACCAGGCCGCGATGATCCGTCGCCATCGCATAGCTGCCGATCGGGTAGTTGTACGTGCGGAACAGGTCTTGGTCGTCATCGAGCACCGCGGTCGCGGCGGTCGCGAACACGCCCATGTCGCCGTAGTGCGTCGGCAGTGAGTTGTAGAGGTTGCACTGAGCGAAGATCGCGAGGAGCCGCTGCGTGGTGACGAACAGCCAGTCCTTCACGCTCGCGTACTCGTTGAGGTCCGGGTCCGGCGTGGCAAGGCGCATCCACGGCCTCGCCGGACTCGTCATGCCTGCGTGCATGCCGGATTGGAGCACGCGCTTGGCGAACACGGCTGTCGAGTCGATGATCTTCTGGTTGCGCCGGTCGCCCTTGTTCCGGTCGTTCGTGACGAACCTTGGCCTGCGCGGACACACGTACTCGCCCAAGTCCCGGAAGTGCGCATCGTGCGGTGAGCGCTCGGCCCACAGCGCATCGCGGATGCGCTCGTAGCGCGTGCGGCGCGATACCGAATCGTTTGGCGATCGGTATGGCGTGAAGCGCGCGCCTTCGGCCATCGATCAGTACCCGAGGAGCGACTTCACGCGCTGGTTCTCGGAGCCGATCTCGCCCAAGCCTTGCGAGCCGGTGAGGATCGTGTCGCCCCTGCCCGTTGCGCCGCTCGCGCGCTTTCGCGCCTGGATCGCGGCAGCATCCATGTCCGTCTGCGCCGTTTCCTTGGTCGTTGGTTGAGGCGGCTGCTCGATCAATAGCGGCTGCTCCTGCCCTCTGGTCAGTCCACCAAGTGCGCCGAACAGCATGCCGAGTCCGCCCAAGACGCCGCCAACGGCCCCCTTGAACGCTTTGCTGACACCCTTAAACAGCCCCATGCGCTGCCTCCAGCTTCTTCGACCAGACCAGTTCGAGCGGCGCGTAGCCGCTCAGTTCGAGGAGTCGTCCGAACGCCGGTCGCTTCACGTTCGATGACTGCATGACCATCGCGACGCCGCACGCGGTCAGCATGCGCTCGGCGTAGCGCAGGAGTGCGAGCGGCTTCGTGCTCGTGCGGTGCTCGGGCGCGACGTAGAAGGCATCTTGCGTCGCGACTATTTTGTCCCTGAAGTGAAGATGAGGACCGGCGATGTAGGCCGAGTACCCGGCGAGCTTGCCATCCACGCGCAGCGTGTAGATGTGCAGCGCGCCAGCCTTTTCGGTCGCGCGGTAGAGGTCTTCGTGCAGCGCGAGTTCCGCCGCATCGATCGTCTGCACTTCCTCGTTGTTCGCTTCGAGCAGTGGACGCGCATCCTCGACCACCTGGTCGAAGGTCTCCCGCGCGAGCGCGACCTCACTCATGGCGCGAGACCCTACACCTAACCTATTGATTATGCAAACGTCTACTAAAAGTGAACGACTAGATGCCGTCCCTGTACGGATCAAACTCGACGATGGCGCGCGTGCGATCGTCATCGGAGTCGCGCCACGGATCGAACTCGGTCTTGGCCTTGCGACCGTCGTGCGCCCCGGTGAGGCGCATCAGCAGTTCATCGGCCTGACTCGGCATGTCCGGCACCGCGTAGGTGAGGAAGTACGCATCGGCATAGTTCGGCGAGCGCCCGAGCCGTTCCTTGATCTCGTCCTTTGGCTCGATCTGGAATTTGCCATTGTGGAACATGTAGGTCGGCGTCGTAAGCTCGCCCACGAGGTCGGGCACGTTCGGCAGCGCTGCTCCTGCCTTGATCGCGTTCGCACCTGTCAGCCACATGTAGGCGCGCATGTTGGCATAGCGCGGGTCCGGTGCCTTGCCAGCATAGTTGATCGCCATCGGCGAGTGGCCTGCGGCGACCATCACGTCGCGCGCACCGTGCGCCCACCCGACCGTGTCATCGAACAGTTCAAGCTCCGAACCCCACCGTTGCTTGGCGAGCATGACGCGCGTGGCGATGTCCACAGATACCGGCGATCCTCGAACGTGGTCCATGCGCACCGGGTTGAACGCGGCCAATCCCTGACGCGGGAATATGATCGTCGGATCGTCACCGAACCGAGACACGTCGATCCCCAAGCGCTTTTGCGACCACTGGTACGTGTCCATCGTCAGATGCCGCGCCATTGCCGCGTTCACATCTTCGATGCCAAGCAGCGCGTTGAGCGACGCAGGCGGGAAGCGACCGTACACGTTGACGAGCACCCAGGGCGAGTCCTTGCCGTACTTCGCGATCTGGTCGCGCGCCCACTGGATCGACACGCGAGGCGCGCGCTTGGGATCGTCCGGGTCTCCGGTGATCTCGATCACGTTCCACATCGCGCGCTCGGTCGTGCAGCCGTCGTAGAGCGGACCTTCGAGCTTGGTCGGGTTCCCTGCCTGCACCAGCCGCGTGACCTGGCCAGAGCCGAGCGCCGCGTCCGCCGCGGCCATGACCGCACGCGGCATGTCGCCGGTCTCGTCGAGGATGAACAGCATGTAGTCCTGATGCAGCCCCGCGAGCGTGTTCGCCTGGACGTTGTGATCGGCGGATTTGGACCACTTGCGCGCCGACATCCACCACGTCCCGGGGTGCTGCTTCATGAAGATGCGCTCTGCACCCCAGGTGAACTGGTCGAGGAGCAGCGGGTCGCGCTGCTGCCACTTCGCCATTTCTTTCCACAAGCCGTCGCGCAGGTTGTCTCCGGTGATGGAGGTCGCTGCGACGTTCGCGTGCTTGTAGCAGGCGAGGAAGTGCCATCCGATCCACGCGAGCGTTGCCGTCTTGCCTGGGTTTTTGCACGCCTTCATCAGTGTGCGCTGCTTGCCGGTCTGGTACTGGAGGAGCGCGTCTTCCTGCC